GTCAACCGACTCTTTCACACGCGCCAACCGAAGCGCGTCGTTCTGTGCCGTGATAGCCGCAAGCTGGGCCTTCATGGCCTCAAGCTCGGCGTTCATTGGGGCGGCGGGAGCCGCCGGGGTAGCGGTAGGGGTTTCCATAATGTTTTCGTCCTTTCGTTTGGTAATCCCGGCGGTGCCGGAAATCATATTGAGAATGTGAGTTGGTGCTCTGAGATTTTTGATGTCGACGGCCTGGAGGTTCTTGCTGACATCATGCTCAGACATTTCTCCGAGCCCGAGCTTGCAAGCCTCCTCGCCGGTCAACCACGTCTCGTCCTTCATCGCCTTGCGCCAGTAGGACACGGGCTTTCCTGTCCTCTGCGCGTAGACCTGCGCAATCACATCGTCGTTCTTGCGCAGCATCTCAATCGTCTTCTCCATCGAATCCGCGTTGCCCTGGGCTAGCACCCAAGCCTCATGGATCATGACGATGGCAGCTTTCGGAATGACACACCGGGAGCCGGAAAGCATGAGCACGGAAGCGATCGAAGCCGCATACCCGGTAACATAGCAGGTAACGTTTTCTCGCTCTCGCAAGGCATGATACATCCCGAGCCCGTCAACGATGCTGCCGCCCTGGGAGTTGATTCGGACGCTGATTGGTCTTCCGGCTGGGATTGCTTTGATAGCTTCGCGGAGTGCATTGCTGGTCGTGGTTGTGTCGGAAAAAAATCCATCCCCGATGACGCCATCGATAATTATTTCCGCCGCTGGCTCATCGGTCTCATTCCTGAGCGTGAAGCACAGTCGCGCCTTAGTGTCACAAGTCGTCACCGGGGAAGATGTCACAAAGGTGTTCATGCCTTAATCAGATAGCGGGCTTTGTAGATCGATGTCGGGACGTTCACGAGGAACCACTGCAAACCTATGATATGGTCGAGCGTCATTCCTTCGGGTCCTTGGGCTTGGTGTCTGGGGGAACCACGTCCATCTCATCTTCCTTGCGCGCAGACTCCGCCGAAATCCGCTCCACCTTGTCAGCCTGCACGGTCGAGATCTCAGCCGGGTCGACTCCGTACTTGATTGCGAGATCCCGCACCAGCTTGGCCTCTCGGGCACGCTGCTCCAGGACCTTGCGGTAATCGTCGCCACCCTCGAGACACACACCCTCAAACGTTCGATAGCCGGCAGACAGTTCGTTGATAGTGGCCTGGCTGTTCCGGCCAACGTCCACGTTCACGCTCCTGGGCGGGCGGATGCTCACGCGCCACCAGTCGTCAGGTGCCCCGGCAAGCGCCTTGTCGTAGCGACATGCCCACCCCATCACATACTCGAAGATCCTGATGAGATGAGAGCCTATAACCTCCGACCGAGAGCGGAAGTAGGTGGCAGCTGTGTCAAGATCGGACCGCACAACCGTGCCCTGCATCGAGAACGGACGCACGAGCATCGGTGAGATGCCGACGCCGGCACATATCGCACCGGTCAGATAGTCCCAATATTGCTGAGATACTACACTGGGACGCGTCGGCTGAATCATCTGCAAATCCTCATCGGGCTTGAGATAGGCCGTTTCGCCGCCGAGGATCGAGCGGAAATAGTCATAGCGGTTTTGCGTGACCGCCTGGCCCGCCGTGTTCGTGGTGCTTGTCGCGAACGCCAAGCGCCGTGCAACGCCTGCATCCTGGGCCTCGCCGGCCGCGTTCTTGACAACCTTCGTGACGCTCGCCTGGTCCTTCGCTGCTCTCATTTCGAGCATCTGCAAGTCGTCGAGATCGTGTAACAGATTGAGGACCGGATAGAAGAACGTCAACCCTCTGAACTGCCCCGGACGGCTCGGCTCGTAGATGTGGACGAAGCTATCGGCGGGAATCCACTCCTTCGCAAACTTGGTGTCATCGAACGCGTCGCGGAGCCAATACCCAAGCGGCCTGCCACCAGCGGACATGTCAACCTGCACGCCGTCGATGATTGTCTTCCCCTCCTCACGCTGCTTGTCCGGTGGGGTCTTGACTCTGTGAGACTGGACGCGTGGGCGCCCACTGTCACCGACCGTCAGCCAAAACCAAGCCTCCCCGTCAACAAACCATGTCCGCGCAGCTAGACTCTGGAGCGTGCCGAAGTTCGCCCGGCTGGCCACGTCGGGGAACTTGCACCACTGGTCCCACCACTCTTGAGCCCTCTGGTTCCATTCCGCGTTGCTGGACGCGCAGACGAACTGCAAACCAGACGGCCCCACAGTGTACTGCTCGAAAAGGTCTGCGAGCCTATTGCATAGCCAGTTATTGGCCTCAAACGATCGAACCTTGCGCGTCAACTCCTCGCGAGTGAACTTGTCCGCGTCAAGCCGCGCATCCTGGACGACATGGTTGATCCAGGACCTGTCACCCCAGCGGGTATAGGCCGCATCGTAGCGGTTCAGGATCTTCGCGATCCGGCTGAGGATTCGAGCTCGAATACTCATCGGTAGCCCGTCCCGGTTGGCAGCCGAACCATAGTGAAGTCTGTCAGCGTGGTAGTCACACGCTGCATCTCATCATCTGCCAGCATCGCATCAAAGATAGCGCTGTCAGCAGTGCTGAGTCCGGCAGAGAGGAGAGAAGCCTTAACCCGATCGTGTAGGTCGATCAGTTGGCTTGAGAGTTCAGCAAGGACCTGCGGCGTGATGTATTGGTCAGTTCCAGGGATCTGGAATGAATAGGACTGCCCGTTGGCGGAAGCCCCAACGACAACCCTGCCGTCCTTGGTCGCGTTGATGACATTGATCCCGAGAGAGAGGAGAACATCGGACAACGCAAGACCGCTATCGACAGCGCTCTTGTAGGCGCTTCGAAGAAAAAGCCGACGGTAGGCCGCGGTTGTCGCCACGCGCCTACCGTCTACCTTATCTCACGAAAATGCTAGATGCCGTGTGTTGCCGTGTTTTGCTATCGCTTGCCACCAGATGCAACAGGAACTGTAAAGCGCTTCGACTGAACAACCTTCAACGGCATCGGGAACGACACCAGCGCTTGCCTGATCTCGTCCGGCGTCGCACGACCACCGAGGATATGCCCGTTTTTCATCGCCGCCCGTACCCACTTCTCGCTCCGCTGGAAGTAGTCAGCGAGATCTTTCACCGTCATCATGCGTTCTGTCATTTGTCCTCCATTGGTATTGATAACAAGCCGAAAAACATAGCAGCCGCAACCTGCTGCACCTCGCAGTCAAACAGATGGTTCGGCCACCGATCGCTGCGCAAGTGCCACTCCCACACTGTGCGCCCGTTGCGCTTGTTCCTCACCTCAGTCTTCACCTCCCCATCCATGTGCCGCCAATACTCAGTGGTAGCCATCGCCTTCGATACCGACCACTCAACCCGCGTGTCCTTCGAACGGGCCGGGTCGCGCATCGCGGACAACACGTCCTTGAAGAAGTCGCCAGAGAACTCGAATAGCGACATGTCAACTTGCCCAGCATCCCCTGTCCCTGAGAATGGATCTATGTTCCTGAGATAGTATGGAAGGTGCTGGCCCTTCTCATCGCGCCACCGCCTCCGACTGGGCATGCCCTTGGCCGGCATCCACCCCAGGCACAGCGGGCGCCTGTCCTTGCCCTGCGGGACAATCGCCCCAAATCTCGCGCAGGTGCGGTAAACCTCCGCGTCATCGCGGGCACCATAGCCAGAGTCTACCACAACCCCAACGTCGTGGACACCGTTGGCAACCTGGATGTCCCGCAGATCCTCCCACGTCTCGCACGATCCAGCCACGATCCCGCAAGATGCCGCAGTGTCCCCAGGCTCCCATTGCCGCACCACATACCAGAAGTGCGGACTCTTCGCCTGGCAATCCACTGTCATTATCCGCCGGCTGCCGGCTCCAGCCTCGCGTGCCATCTCCGTGATGATTTCGACACGCTGCGTCAACGTGTCCTGATTCTCCCACGGCTCGGCAAGTTCGTTCGTGACGAACCCCTTGAGCCCTAGCAGGTTGGTCTTGGCCTGCAAGAACCGCACCGCGATTGCTCCCCATGATGTCTGAGGAGAACAAGAGTAGAGGCTTGGCAGGTGGTAGCTGCGACACCCCGCGGCGCCTGATGCCGTCGGCCGCCACTCGCCAAACCTCACCATCCTCGTCTTCGAGCTGTCGTGGATCTGACTCTGACAGTGCGGGCACGTCGCCACAGTCTGCCTGCTCACCGCGTCCAGATCCCACGTCCCGTCCGGCCGCCGGCACGATGCAGGCCACGAGATGAACGCTGTGTCAGCCTCAGGGAAGATGGTGAACTCCTTGGACCATGCGAGCACAAAGAACTCACCGCAGGCTGGGCATGGGAGGTAGTAACGCCGCTGGTCCCCATTGCGAAACGCCACCCAGACCGCGCCGGACGATATCGTCGGCGTGCTGGTCTTGACCCTCAGCGGCATCGGCTGTGCCTTTGTCCTCGCCTCCAACTGCTCGACCGCCTGCGCTTCCCGCTCAGTCTCGTCCCCCAACTTGTCAACCTCGTCCATCACCACCTTTCTCGCTGGCCTCGAGGATGTATTCGCTGGACTGTGTGAGCCAACGAACGTGAGCAGGCTGCCGCCCAACGCCATCTGCATCGTCGTATAGGTACTGCGTTTGACGTTGCCAATCGGGACACGGCCCCGCAATGGCGCGCTCGCCTCGACCATCGGACGAAACCGCGTGGTCGAGAACGACCGCGCCAACACCTCGTTCGGCATCGCCCAGAGGATTGTCGATGGGTCCTCACACAGCGACCACGCCACCCCCGCCATCACCATCGTCGTCTTGCCTGTCTGAGAACCGAAGCACAGCGCAAGATCCGTCACGCCTGGCGTGTTGAACGCGTCCAGCGGCTCGCG